GAGATTAATAATAACAATGTATATAAGCAAAGGAGATTATCATGGCTAATACAAATAAACCAGATGGTTTTACTCCAGCATATCATATGTACGGTGGTGTTATTCGTCCTGCTAAAATGAGAATCGCAAGTGCAACTAACGCATCAATCTTTTCAGGTGATGTAGTTAATTTATCTAGTGGTTATGTCATTCAAGGCACGGCGACAGGCACTCCTGTAGGCGTATTTTATGGAGTATTCTATACAGCTACTGACGGCACCCCAACTTTTTCGAAAGTTTGGACTGCTGACACGGCTACACAAGGCGGAGCAGATGCAGAAGCTCTCGTTTACAATGACCCAGGAATTGTTTACGAAGCTCAATTTACAGCAGGTACACCTGCGGTAAGTTTTATCGGCTCTAAATACACTCTTTCTACAACTGCTGGTTCAACAACCAACGGCAGGTCTAAAGAGGGTGTGACTGCAACAACATCAAGTGGTGTGGCGTTATGTGTCGGATTCGCTTCGCAACCAAGCAATGAAATAGGTGCTTATGCGAGAGGATTATTCACATTCCCTACTAACACATTTGCTGTATAATCTAAGGAGAATAAATAATGGCAATTAATAGAGCCCAACTAGTTAAAGAACTAGTACCAGGACTCCATGCTCTCTTTGGATTAGAGTATGAGAGATACAATAACGAACACGAAGACATCTTCGACACCGAAACTTCTGAAAGAGCTTTCGAGGAAGAAGTAATGTTAAGTGGGTTTGGTGAAGCACCGACTAAAGGAGAAGGAGCAGCGGTCGTTTACGATACAGCTCAAGAATCCTGGACATCACGTTTCACACACGAAACCGTAGCATTAGCATTTGCGTTAACAGAAGAAGCTATCGAAGATAACCTTTACGATACTCTTTCTTCAAGATACACAAGAGCTTTAGCTAGGTCTATGCAACAAACTAAGCAAGTGAAAGCAGCTAACGTATTAAACAATGCGTTTAGTTCTTCATATGTTGGTGGAGATGGAAAAGAGCTTTGTGCTACAGACCACCCTACTGTTGCTAACGTGGACTTAAGAAATGAGTTGTCTACAGCAGCTGACTTAAACGAAACTTCTCTTGAACAAGCGTTGATTGACATCGCTGACTTCAAAGATGAAAGAAATCTAAAAGTTAATGCTCAGGCAAGAAAACTTATCATTCCACCTGCTTTACAGTTCGTAGCAGATAGACTGATGGAAACTCCTGGAAGAGTTGGTACTTCAGATAATGACATCAATGCAATCAGAAACATGGGAATGATTTCTGAAGGTTATGTTGTAAATCATTATCTAACAGATACTGATGCTTTCTTTATCAAAACTGACGTACCTAACGGATTAAAACATTTCGTTAGAACTCCTGTATCTACTAGTATGGAAGGCGACTTCGAAACTGGTAATGTAAGATACAAAGCTAGAGAACGTTACAGCTTTGGTTGGAGTGACTGGAGAGGTATCTTCGGTTCACCTGGAGCATAACTCACTTTTGTGAAAAAATTAAGGGAGCTTCGGCTCCCTTTCTTTTTTGATTTTAATGATGTATCATGACAAGAGTTCTAGGATTAATACAAACAATCTATCGACTGACCTAGCAGACAAGCCAAGACGATAGAGGTTATTAAGGAGACTTAATATGGCAAAATCAACATTTTCAGGTCCTGTAAAATCATTAGCAGGATTCATCGCAGCAGGTAATGCTAACGTCGTTAGTTTAACTGCAGACACATCTTTAACAGTAGACTCACATGCAGGTAAAATTCTTACTTGTAACGATGCAGACGGTAAATTTACTTTACCAAGTATTGTAGCTACTGCTCCAGGAAGTAACGACGACCCAAATCAAACAAACAATTTAGGAGCTACTTTTATTTTTGTAGTAGAAACAGCAGCTACCGATATGGATATTCTTACAGATGGTACAGATAAATTCGTAGGCGGTTTATATACTGGCGTAAATAATGCAACTGGTAAAACTTTTATTTCAGGTGCTTCTAACGATGTTATTACCTTAAATGGTACGACTAAAGGTGGATTAGCAGGAAGCATTATTACAGTAACTGCAGTAGGTAGTGCTAAATACGCAGTAGAAGGAATCATTTTAGGTTCAGGCACTTTAGTAACTCCATTTGCTGACGCTTAATAGGGGAGTAATATGAGTTCATCCGATGTAAAAGCAACTAAGGCTTTAACAGCCACAGGACAGCTACAAGGATATATTGGTAGTGGTGCTGGAACAGCAACGAACTTAGGACCAATAAGAATTCAATCTGTTCAAGCACAAGCAAGTGCAGCAGACGCCACTATAAAAATATATGACGGAACGAGTGCAAGTGGAACTAAACTTCTAATAGAGTTTAAATTCGGTAGTGCAGCAAACGAACAGTTTGACCATTACCTTCCTAACGATGGAGTAAAGTTCAACACTGGGGCTTATGTAGTATTAGCTAATTGCGACTTTTTTGTAGCATATTACAACTAATATGGCGACCTCAGGAACTCGTGCATTTAGTTTAGATGTAGCGACCGCAATCGAAGAAGCGTACGAACTTGCAGGATTGGAAGCTCGTACGTCTTATGATGCAGTAACTGCAAGACGTTCTTTAAACATTATGTTTGCTGACTGGTCAAACAGAGGCATTCAGATGTGGGAAGTTTCTAAAGTAGAGCTTACCCTAACACAAGGAACTAACGAATACACCCTTAATTCTTTTGACATAGATATCTTAGATGCGTATATTGAAAGAACAGAAAACAATACTGTTACCGACTACGTTTTAGATAGAGTAGACAGAAACGAATATATCAATATTCCGAACAAAGCTACACAAGCAAGGTCAACAGAGTTTTGGCTAGAAAGACTAAAAGAACCTGTTCTTCATCTTTATCCAACGCCCGAGAACTCGACAGACAAACTCGTTTACTATGTCTGGCGTAGAATACAAGATAATACCGCTCAGGTTAATGACATAGATATACCAAGCAGGTTTATGCCTTGTGTAGTTTCAGGATTAGCGTATTATTTGTGCTTGAAAAAGAACGTACAAAAACTCGCTATAATGAAGGAACAATACGAACAAGACTTAGCTAACGCAATAAGGTACGATGAAGACCGTTCACCTTTAAGACTTGTTCCAAAACATGAGTATATCTAATGGCATACGCTTCAGGTAAATATGCTTACTTTATATGCGATACTTGTGGTTTTAGATATCCATATAAAGAAGCTAGAGGTAATTGGGAAAATTTTAGAACTTGTCAAGAGTGTTATGAACCAAAACATCCTCAACTAGACCCTCCAGTTATTTCTGCAGATGCGGAAGTTCTTTGGAAACCTCGTCCAGATGTTTCTTTACCTAAAAGTCAATTAGGGGTTATAATCACTACAAACGCAGGTAGCGGTATGACTTTTGAATCAGACCCGATAGGAACAAAGTTTGATGGATTAGGAGCTACTAGTGGGTTAGGAAGTGTAACAGTGAGTATAGCATAATGGCAGGATTTACATATAGCGGGTTAAAAACAGCAATACAGAATTATTTAGATAATACTGAAACTACGTTTGTAAACACTTTAGATACGTTTATACAAACAACAGAAGAACGTATTTTAAAGTCTGTACAGCTTCCTGTTTTTCGTAAAAATGTCACAGGAACACTAACTCAAGACAATACGTATTTATCTACACCGACGGATTTTTTATCACCTTTTAGCTTAGCTTTAATAGACGGAAGCAATAACTATAATTATTTATTATTAAAACACGTTTCTTTTATTAGAGATTACACACCACAACAAGCCACAACTGGCGAACCCCTTTACTATGCTCAGTTTGATGAAGATACTTTTATAGTCGCTCCTACACCAAATACAAACTATTCTGTTGAACTTCATTATAATTACAGACCTAATTCATTAACCACCGTAGGAGACGATAATCAGACGTGGTTATCTGATAATGCTCCTAATGCCATGTTATATGGCTCTTTAGTAGAAGGAGCTGTGTTTATGAAATCGTCTCCAGATACAATTATGTTATATGAACAAAAATATCAAGAGGCATTAGCTATGTTGAAATTACTGGGTGAGTATAAAGACGTTAGGGATGAAGCAAGAAACGACCAAATTAAAATAATGCCGCAAGGAACAACAAATGTTTAGTGTAGATGTAAAACCAACATTAGGAACAGTTAATGTTCAAACAACAGAAAATAAAGGTTTAAGTCCCGAGTATTGGACTGAAAGATTAGTAGAAAAACTTATTGGTATAAGTGATAACGCTGACCCTATGGTGAAAGCCCAAGCAGAAGCGTTTAAAGACACTATACAACAAGTTATTTTATTATATATGAAACAAGCTATAGGTAGCGATAGAGCGACAGTAGCGGGTTTATTACAAAAACAAGGTCATAAAGAAATGGCTGATATTATTAGGAGACTATAATGGCAATAACGCAAGCAATGTGTACATCATTTAAAAAAGAATTAATGACTGCTACACATAATTTTACCGCAGCAAGTGACCAATTTAAGTTAGCACTTTATACAAGTAGTGCTTCTTTAGACGCGGCTACTACTGCATATACTTCGAGTAACGAAGTGAGTGGAACTGGATATACTGCTAAAGGTGCGTTTTTAACAAGCGTCACCCCAACAACATCAGGTACAACAGCTTTAACTGATTTTAATGATTTAACATTCAGTACAGCTACAATTACTGCAAGAGGTGCTTTAATTTATAATGAAGCTGCAAGTGGAGACCCTTCAGTATGTGTATTAGATTTTGGTGGCGATAAAACTTCAACAGCAGGTGATTTTACAATTCAATTTCCAACAGCAGATGCTTCAAACGCTATTATAAGAATAGCTTAAATTACTTATGTCGAGTGTGACAGGTTGGGGTCGAGGTACCTGGAGCAGTGCTGCTTGGGGTACATCTTTACCTGTTGAACTAACAGGAGTTTCCGCTACAGGTTCTGTTACTAGTGTAACTATTATAGCGGAAGCTAATATAACACTCACAGGTGTTGTAGGGACTGCGACTTTAGGTAATGAAACAGTAGCCGCTAATGCAGATGTAAGCGTTACTGGTTTCAGTCTTACTTCTTCATTAGGGAATGAAACGGTAATAGGCACAGCCGTTATTTCACCTACAGGTGTTTCATCAACAGGAACGTTAGGTGACGAAAGCGTAGTAGCTGAAGCTAATATTTCACCTACAGGTGTTTCATCAACAGGAACGTTAGGTGACGAAACAGTAACAGGTACAGCTAATATTTCACCCACAGGTATTGCTGGAACAGGGACTTTAGGTGATGAAAGTGTTGCAGCAGATGCTAATACCACAACAACAGGTAATGTAGGTACTTCTGCATTAGGTAATGCTATTACGGCAGGAGCAGCTGTTACAGGTGTTGCAGCAGTAGCTTCGGTTACAAGTTTAGGTGAAGAAACTGTTACAGCAGGAGCAAATGTAGCTGTTACAGGTCCAGGTCTTACTTCAACTTTAGGCACAGTTACACAAAGAACATCTAATACAATAAGCGTAACAGGTTTAGCAGGAACTTCAGAAGTAGGTTCTGTAACCCTTATAGGTGTAGCGAATATTACTTTGTCAGGAGTAGAAGGACTAGGGAAAATTCAAGGTATAAATATTTGGGGATTAGTAAACGATACTCAAACACCGAGCTATTCAGATGTTTCAACAACACAAACACCTAACTATTCAACTATTTCAGATACTCAAACACCAAATTGGAAAGAAGTTGCTTAACAATTACATAAAAAATAAGGTATAATCAAAACGGAGAATAAAAAATGGCAAGTACATACGTAAATGACCTAAGACTTAACGAAATGGCTACTGGTGATGCTAGTGGAACATGGGGAGAAGTTACTAATACAAACTTAGAGCTTATTGCGGAAGCTTTTAGTTATGGTACCGAAGCCATAACCACCAATGCTGATACGCACACAACCACAATAGCTGACGGAGCAACTGACCCTGGAAGGTCTATGTACCTTAAATATACAGGTACTCTTGATTCAGCTTGTACTATTACTTTAGGGCCAAACACCGTAT